TTCATCTCCAACTCGTCCCGCTTCCCCAAGTGTTAACCTTCATGTCGAACAGATTATGTACACGCAACTTGGACCGACAGGAGCAACGGGTGCCACAGGAGCCACAGGTACGAATGGGTCTACGGGAGCGACTGGCCCGACAGGACCAACAGGGGCGACAGGTAATACTGGCGGCACTGGCCAGACTGGAAGTACAGGGGCTACTGGACAAACAGGCGCGACAGGTTCTACGGGAAGCACGGGAGCAAGCGCGTCAGCATACCCAGACATTTTGATATTTGGAGCTATGTGATATAGTTGTCACTGTGAAGATTGCAGTCTACGCTATATCAAAGAATGAGATACTCCATGCGGAACGTTGGGCTAAAGCTACTGAAGGTGCTGATTATCGTGTCGTTGCTGACACTGGCAGTACGGATGGTACGCAAGAAGCGCTCAAGGCGCTGGGAGTAAGCGTACACCAAATACATGTTGAACCATTTAGGTTCGATATGGCAAGAAACGCTGCACTCTCGTTAGTGCCAGCTGATGCAGGTGTATGCCTCATATTAGATTTAGATGAAGTGCCGGAGCCAGACTTCTTCAAGAAAGTCCGCAAGCTCTGGAAGCCAGGTTCAGACCTAGGCTGGGTATCGATGCAAACAGATACCAATAGGTGGGAAAGAGACAGACTACATTCCCGCAACAACTGGGTGTGGAAGTACAACATCCACGAAGTAAACATTTGGTACGGTCAGGGTGAGCCTAAAGACTGCGATGTACGCAAAGCGGTTATTACTCACTTACCAGATAACACTAAGTCTCGCGGGCAGTACCTGCCCATGCTCGAGGTTGGTGTCAAAGAATTTCCCACAGACCCGCGCATATGGACATATATGACGCGAGAGTATTTTTTCTACTCCAAGTGGGAAGATGTTATCCGCAGTGCAGAAAAGAAACTTGAGCTAGGTGGTTGGGATGTTGAAAGCGCAGCAGTCTGCCGATGGGCAGGAGAAGCTGCACACCAACTGGGCGACGAAGATAATGCACGAATGTGGTATGACAAAGGCCGAGATATTCTTCCCCTGCAAGGTGAGCCGCAATTTGGTGTGGCAATGGATGCATACCGAAAGCAAGAATGGCAGCGCTGCTTAGATGCAGCTCTTAACGCTTTGGAAGCTCCTCGCTCCAACCACTACTGCTACGAATCTGCCGTCTGGGACTGGAAAGCCTACGACTTGGCAGGAATTGCAGCGTATAACCTCAAGCATATCGACGAAGCAATAGTCTTCACCGAACATGCAGTAAAGGCAAACGGGCCTGAGAATGAGCGCATTCAGCGCAATCTCGACTTTTTCAAGAAAGTGAAACATGACATCTCACAAGCACGAGTTAAAAGAAATTGAGTTTGGACTAGATGCACAAGCTAACTGGGTTTCTATCTACCTGTGTAAAGGGTGCGACATCCGTTCTTCTGAAGCTTTCCCAACCGACGCTGTTGAGTCGGAGCATCTGCAGCATGGTAGTTATGTTGATGGCTGCTTTGCTTGCAAGATACATACACTAGAGTTAGGCACAGGCGATGCTGGTAGAGCTGAAGCTCCCATGTCTGCCAAGAAGTGGGACGGCGAGCTAGAGGCATACCGCAAGGCCAGAGCTGAAGGTATCCAGCCAGCTGGTACCACCATGAAAGCAATCAATGAAGCTAAGGCTGCCAGTGACAGACTCGGTGCAGCATACAACGCTGACGTTATGCCAGCGGCAAATCAGATTACCAAGCAAAGCGCTTCGGTATTGAAACATACAGGGGACATCTAATGGCAGCAGCTAAAAAGGGTATGGGCTTCGCAGCCGCCCAGAAGCAAATCGCTAAGAAGTCTGGCGTACCTATGAAGAATGCTGGAGCCATCTTGGCATCAGCTACTCGCAAGGCTAGCCCAGCGGCAAAGAAAGCTAATCCTAATTTGAAGAAAGTCCTACCAGCAAAGAAAGGAAAGTAGCCATGTGCAAAGAATGCGGTTGCAATAAGAATTCAGTCGGTTCACTCAACGACAAGTTGACCGGCAAGCCAACCAAAGACAAGTTCGGTTCATACGAAGGCGTCGGCGGAACAAAGAATAAGTAAATAACTTTAAGAGAGGATAGCGATGGCTACAAGTTTATCAACTGTCTACCATCTGAATAGGTTGGCTGGCACCATTGTTAATGGTGTACCGCAATACGACTTCGATGGCGCAGCTACTCGTTGGGGTACCGTTGTATTAGGTGCGCACAATGCCACTCGTGGCATCGACGTCCTCAATCTGATTTATGCCTACCGTAATGGTGGCAAGAATTACTACGAGGATACCCCCGGTATCTTGAATCTCCTTGCTGGAACCTTTGGTTTGGGTGAGGCCGAAGCGGCATCAAGGATTGTATCGTGACACAATTTATTGACTTAATTAACGAAACTAACCTAGCCCTGACAGGTTACACCAACCGTCAGGACCAGGCTACTTACCTGACATCAGATATAACGGCAACTGCTACAACTTTTACCGTTGCTGATGGAACAGTCTTGACTCGTGGTATCGTTGAAATTGACGACGAGCTTATCTGGGTAGACTCCTTTGACCGTACATCAAATACGGCAACCATCCCTGCTTATGGTCGGGGGTTTCGTGACACAACAGCTGCTGTGCATACTGCCGGCACTCGCGTAACTATCGCGCCTTCCTTTCCGCGTAGCGTCATCCGACGAAACATCAACCTCGCTATCGATGGTGTCTATCCAGATTTGTTCGGTACCTATTACACAACGTTCAACTGGCAAGCAGCCCGTACAACTTATCCTTTGCCTCAAGAGGCAATCGATATTCTCGGCTGCTCATGGCAGACCATCGGGCCATCTCGTGAATGGTTGCCGGTGCGCCATTATCGCGTAGACCGTATGGCTAATCCTGTCACATGGAATACAGGCAAGACTGTATCTATCCGTGAAGGTATTATCCCAGGCCGTCCTGTCATGGTTACATACACCAAGAAGCCAACACCGCTTCAGTATGACACAGACGATTTTGCGGCGCAGACAGGATTACCTGACTCTGCCCGTGAAGTAATTATTCTTGGCGCTGCTTATCGCACCGCTATGTACCTAGATATGGGACGAGTCCCAGCTGCTACAGCGGAAGCTGATTCACAGCAGTCTAATGACCCGATTGGTTCTGCAACCAATATTGGTCGAGTCCTTCAACAGATGTACCAGCAACGCCTCCTTGTCGAAGTGCGTCGCCTTCAAGAGCAGTACCCTCCCCGCACCCACTACACTTCGTAAAGGAAGCATATGGCTACTCGTCGCTATTACTCCGCCAATGCGGTTGATAATACAGTTGGCACATTTGTCAACAGTACTTCGCCAACCGTTACCCTGGCAGTCTCGCCAGTTGGTTACCCTAGCACCTACCCATTCGTGCTTGCCCTTGACTACAACACTGCAGCTGAAGAGCTAGTGCTTGTTACCGGTGCATCGGGTACAACCCTTAACATTACTCGTGGCTTTAACGGAACCTCGGCAGCGTCTCACAACGCTGGCGCAGTTGTTCGCCACGTCATCACAGCTCAGGACATGACTGATATTCAGGACCACGTTGCAGCTGGCCCTGGCGGAGTACACGGCATTACAGGCTCAGTCGGCACATTCCTTGCCACACCAACCTCAGCTAACTTAGCTGCCGCAGTTACCGACGAGACAGGCTCTGGCTCACTGGTATTCGGCACAGCTCCTATCATTGCCATGGGCATTAACGCTCAGACCAATACCAGCTATACCCTTGTAGCTGCTGACGCAGCCAAGCTGGTAACGCTCTACAACACTGGTGGAATTACCTTGACTATCCCAGCTGCCACATTCTCCGTCGGTCAGGCTATCAACATCCAGCAAACTGGTGCAGGCCAGGTAACCGTACAGGGTGACGGCACAGCAACCTTCACCGGCACTGGCACCAAGCTGCGTACTCAATACTCAGCGGCAACCATTCTTTGCACTGCAACCAACGTCTTTACCTTGATTGGGGACATTCAATAATGGCAACCGCATACGTCGTTCTCGGACAGTCAACTCCAGGTGCATCAGCCACTACTACTCTGGTGACTGGCTCAACCAATGGAAGCATCGTCTCCTCATTTACCGCTTGCAACAAGGGTGGTACTAATGATACAATTCAGGTATCGATTACAAAGTCCGGTGGTTCAGCGTACTACCAATTCTACAACTTCACCCTTGCGGCTAACAGCACTTTGCAGGAAACACCAGGCTGGACATTAGCTAGCGGAGATACGCTCAAGGTGTATTCCACCACAGGCAATACCGATTACACAGCGACAGGAGTAACACTCTAATGGCGGTTACACTTCTCACTAATAGTAGCGTTACCCCAGCTATCGGTGTTAACGCCCAGACAGGTACTACCTACACCCCCGTCTTGGGAGACGCTAATAACACTCTTGTTACTCTCAGCAACGCATCGGCTATTACCGTCACCATTCCACCTAACTCATCGGTGGCATACCCTGTCGGTACCGTCTTGAACTTTAGCGCCATCGGCGCAGGACAGGCTACCTTCGCTCAAGGCTCAGGCGTAACCATCGTTTCTAACGGTGCTACAGCCTCAGCTCCTAAGCTGCGCGTGCAGTACTCAGCCGCTTCGGCAATTCAAACCTCGGCAAATAACTGGCTGATTGTGGGAGATATTGCATGATTCTACCTGGAATTTTCGCCTCTCAAATCTCAGGCCATCTCTACGCTGGCCCTACAGGTGCATTTGACGCGCTAGGAAGTGTGACGGTTGGCTCAGGCGGGCAATCGTCTATTACCTTCTCGGCTATTCCGCAGACTTATACGCATTTGCAGTTGCGCTACTTTGTACGAAATTCTGGTAGCGGAACTATCAACGACTTTAACATCTTGCTTAACTCTGATTCGTCATCCTCTGCTTATTATCAACACAGAATGTATGGCGATGGCGGAAGCGCAGTTGCTCAGGCTAACTCTGGAGTAAGCGGCATTGGCTTTTTGGCTGGCGGCGGAGCAACATCAGGAGTATTTGCGGCTGGCGTAGTTGACATTCTTGATTACACAAATACTGGCAAAAACAAAACTATTCGTTCTTTGTCTGGTTCTGACAATAACGGCAACGGTTATGTTGCTATGTATTCAGTATTGCGCCAAGATACAACGCCACTTACAAGCATTGTGTTAAAAGATAACGGCGGCACAAATATCGCTCAATACTCAAATATCTCTCTTTACGGCATACGGTAGGCGGGCATTATGACAACTAATACTATGGTGGCGATTGCTTCGGCAACTGCAACAGGCTCACAATCGTCTATTACTTTTGGCGTGGGTGGCACAATTCCGCAGACTTATACAGATTTATTCATTGAAGCTAACTTTGGCGCTGCTTCCGCTCAATCGCTTATCTTTGCGGTAAACGGCGATACTACAAATAGCACATATTCTGGAACATTTTTGTATGGCAACGGAAGCTCCGCATCAAGCGCACGAACATCTAATGCGGCTTATGCAGGAAACTTTGTTGGCTTGTATGGCGTAGGCTCAGCAACAAGTCTTTCATCGTATGCACAATTCCATATTATGAATTACTCAAATTCAACTACTTACAAGACTTACCTTGTAAAAAGTGGATACGCTGGCGGTGAGGTTGACGCATTTGTAGGAACTTGGCGCAATATAAACGCTATTACTTCTGTAACAATAGGGATGCAAAGCGGAATTAACTTTACGGCTGGCTCTACCTTCACCCTTTACGGCATAGCTAACGCTGACATTGGCGCTTACGCTACTGGTGGAATTATCACCCAAGACTCGACTTATTACTACCACGCGTTTGGATCATCAGGCACATTCACTCCTTCCCGCGCATTGACGGCTGATATTTTGGTTGTTGCGGGTGGTGGTGGTGGAGCTTCGGGCGGTGGCGGAGCTGGTGGCGTACTTGCTTTTGCGGCTCAATCATTAACTAACGGAACTGGCTATACCTGCACAGTAGGCAACGGCGGAGCTGCTGGTAACAACGGTTCTTCTAATGCAAGTAATGGTGGCAACTCACAATTCGGCGCATTAACTGCTGCGGTAGGCGGCGGTGGTGGTGCTACATCTGCACCAACTAGCTTATCTGGCGGCTCGGGCGGCGGTGGTGGTGCTTACTCAGGTGGCACAACAACTGGCGGTTCTGCAACCAGCGGACAAGGTAATGCTGGTGGCGGTAACGGTGGCTTTACAGCTTCTCCTTATCCTGCTGGCGGTGGCGGTGGTGCTGGTTCCGTCGGCGGTAATGCAACAAGCTCAACTGTTGCTGGTAACGGTGGAGCAGGAACTAACAATGTAACTAACTGGGGTGTATTAACTGCGCTTGTTCAAGCAACAGGATATGGCATTAACGGTTATATCGCTGGTGGTGGTGGCGGCGGACTTTACAGTACTGGCGGCACTCCCGGCACAGGCGGTTCTGGTG